CTTATCTGCGCCGCTTATTGATATTGAAAGCATAACTATTAGCGGAACTACTGCGACAGTAACCACCAAAGCAGATCATGGATATGTTAATAACGCAAATGTTGAAGTGCAGATTTTTGGTGCGAGTAATGAGAACTATAACAAAGTTACTACACTTAACAGCGTACCAACCAGCACAACATTTACATATACTGTTTATGGTGCGACACAAGATGCAATGGCAAGCCCCGCTAGATCCTTGCAATGCAAACAACTAATTAATGCTTACACTTTTATTTTTGAAGTAAGCGGTAATCCTGCAACCCCAGCGACTGGTACTATTACCCAGCTAACAACTTACAAAGATGGTTACAACGGATATAAAACTGTTGCATCTGTGCCGACCTCTACAACTTTTACTTACGCTTGCTCAACTTTAGGAGCTCCAGCACAAGGCACTATTTCAGCAAGATTTGATCCCTGTATAACTGGAGTAAATAATTTTCAAGAAGCTGAGGCACTTTTTCAAAGCGAATCTGAAACAAATCAATCTAAAAAATGGATTATGGTTGTTATTGAAGATGGTTTACCGACAAAAAGCCAAACAAATAGTGGTGATGGAATAGGTAATAATTTAAATGGTTCTTTAATTAGAGGTCAACTTTATAGAAATGCAGTTTGTTATATTTTCCTTCCTTGCGGCTCTACTAATGATAAGTTATTATACAGTTCTATAAAAGATTTAGGATTTTCATATATGCCTTATATTTTTAGATCATTACTTGGATTTAAACCCTCTTTTCCTTTAGTAGAAGGTAAATATTCAAGTCTTTTATATAATGGTGATGGAGAATTTTTATTTAACCGAGCTTTTTCTGTTTATAGGTATATTTTCCAAGCTAACGCTTATTATAACCAAGGAGATGCAATCGAACCTGATGATGTCTTTGCATTTAGAACATTTGATTTTGATGTTTTAGATAATGAAGGCTTTGAAACTTCTGTAATGGAAATTGCAGGAGATGTTGACGAAGAAGATGTTTAAAAGACTGTGAACATTTTATCCCAATCAATAGAGTTGTTTTTAAACCAAGTAAGAAATTGACTAAACGAATCACAATTATGAACTAAAACACCATTAGCATAATAAAGAGGGATTTTATCAACTTTAAGATTATACACTTCTTTTAACCCTAATTCTTTTGTTATTTTTTGACCAGTCGTTATGTCCGCATTTTTGAGAACAATATTTTGCTCTTGGAACTTTTGTAATAAAATTTTTCTCACAAACAGCGCACCGTTTTTCGTAGCTAATTGGTTTGTAATGGTGTTTCCAATTACATTTTTTTGAACAAAATTTAGCCTTATTAATCTTAGCAAGAAACTCTTTATCACAGATAATACAGTTTCTAATTTCATTAAGTAAAATTGATTTTGAATGTTGTTTGTGCCATTCTCTGCCTTCTGGGCTTCTGTGCCATTCAACAGCCAAGTGTCTAACTTTATTAAGATGTTGCCTATTTTTTTCGTAATCCATTTTTTTAGGCAACTTTTGATGAACTGTAGCTTGAAGACACTCCAAATTCTCAAAACTGTTGTTAAGAGGATTGCTATCTTTGTGATGAATATGATAGCCTTTAGGAACTGTTTTTCCGCTATAAAATTCGTAAATAGCTCTGTGCAACCCAATCGCTCCCTTCCGTCCTGCATTCGTTTTGGATTGAGACAGGTAATATTTTCTACCTCCTCCCATTCTTCCAAAGGTAATCCCATTGAATACGACAATTTTCGGAGGGCAGTCTGAATCAAGTTGCATAAATTTAATTTTGATAAATTACTAAGTTGGGTTAAGCTATCAAGATTAACAAAGTCATCATTAAAAGTAAAGACTTTATGTTCTTTAGTTCCAGTTAATCCAAAGTTAGTAATAACTTCTTTTTTACCTGTTATACCACATTTTAAAACTGGGAAAAATCCAAATGGTGTTAAAACTTTATCTCCAATTTTAATTTCTTCTATTGGAACATTACCTTTATTAGTTGCTATTAAAGTTCCTTTAACGAAACAAGCGTCGTCATGAGAGCCGTTCGGGAACTGCATCAATTGATCCTCAAAATCAAATAACCAAGTAGCTTGCTTTGGAAAATAAATATTTCCATTAGCCATCGCCCCTGTTGCATTATAGAATCTAATTTCTTTTTTAATTCCTCCATGAGAGATTGGAACTATGCCAAAATTACATTCCTTTGGAAGCTCTTGAATTAAAGACGAGCCAGTATTTGCATCTTCAATTAGAATAGAGTTTGCTGTTGGAAATTTTGAAGCAAACATTAATAAATTCTTTTTAGTATCTTGATAAATGGCTCTTTGATTATAACTATCTATCAGATAAATTGAAGTGCCTTTTACACCAAATTTTAAGAATGAAGAAGGGTCATTTATTTCTTTTACTTTTTGAGCTGTATCTGCACTGACATAAACAGAATCAAATTGCATATAAGGCAAGTTCTCAAGGTCAAATCTTTGAAACCAGTTCATATCAACCATGTTACCACCCTCTGCAACTGGCTTTTGCATGTATTGCGTATAGAATACTTGCTTGCCATTCGCAATTCCTGTTTCAGTATCTACAGTTCGGTTTTTTAATTCATCAACTTTTTCTCTTGTAAATTTTGGCAATTCTGGGGCAAGCAAATCTCCTTCCTTAACTTCTTTTTTAAAATTACCAAAATAAAAATATTGTTTTTTCTCAAACTCTATTGGTAAACACAAATGAGTATATTCTTTGCCTCTAGTTCTCAATAAGAAACCAGTTAAATCACTTACGCCAAGTCTTTGTTCTACTATCACAAAGCTATCTCTTACAACGCCTCCGCGACTTTCAAATGTATCTGCAAAGTTATTTAGAAGCCTAATTTTAGTAGCTTCTTTTTTTATCATTGTTGAAGACATGTAATCGTCAAATAAAAGATAGTTTGCCCTTTCACCTGTGATATTTCCCTCTGTTGCAAAGCCCTGCATTTCACCACCCATTGTGGTTCTAAAATGTGTTTCAGTATTTTTTCTATCATCAGCTTTAAATTCTGGGAAAAGTTCTTGAAAGCCTTTTGTTTCAGTAATTCTTTTAGTCCAACCGATATTTCTATTTACAAGATTTTCTTTGTTTGAAATAGCAAATATTTTTTCATAAGGAGTTCGTCCGAGAATATAAGAAGGGAGGGCAGAAGACCAAATTGTGGACTTCATTAGTCCAGGTGGAATATTTATGATAAGCCTTTCAATTTCACCATCAGCAACGGCTTGAGCATATTCGCACATTAAATCAATGCTCCAAGTCTCAATTAATGGAGAACTAGGATGAATAAACGGATAAGCAAATTTCTTAAAGTAATCTCTAAAATTGCTTTTGATTGTCTCGTTTGCGCTTTCTTGCGCTAATTTGGCTAAAAAATTTGGGTCTAAGTTCATATTAATAAGTGATGATTATTAACTTAAAGTTAATAACAAATAATATTAATTGCAACTTGTTTTTTTATAAGTTTAATTATTTTCAAGGTATCACCACTACCAAATTTTTAGTTCACCACACTAAACAAAATAAAAAATGAAAGCAGAATTAAAGTTTTTAAAAGACTTTTATATCCAGAAAAAATGGTATAAAGCAGACACTTCCATAGAAATTGAAGTAGATGAAGCTAACACTCCCCTAGATTCCATTTGGTTTGAACAACTTAGATTTGAAGAAAATAAATCTAACTTCCAACTTATTACAAAATCATCACTTAAAACTAAATCAAAAGAATAATTATGGCTGGTACTTATCCTATTTCAGAATTTAATTTATTATCTTCACTACAAAAAATTGAGGCTGGAGCAAGAATCCCTTTAATTTTAGCACAAGGAACATCCGCTGGTTCTTTTACAAGCGGCAATTTAGTTTCAAATATTGGAACTGGACTTAATGTTGGTAAAGACCTTTGTGGAGCTGGCTCAATTGGTCATTTAATGATTGACGCTTTTAGACAAGCAAGCCCTAACACAAGATTAGATGCAATTATTGTTTCGGATAATGGCTCTGGCGTTCAAGCTACTGGATCAGTTGCTTTTACAGCTTCAAGCCCTGTTGCTGGTACTTTGTATGTAACTGTTGGTTCTTACACTAAAAACAAATATGCAATTGCAGTAACAACAGCCTCAACAGCAACAACTATTGGTGCTGATTTAGTTACTGCTATTAGTGCAGATAACAATTCACCAGTGACTGCCGCAAATGTTACTGGAACAGTTACCTTCACAGCTAAAAATAAAGGAACAGAAGGCAATAGAATTTCTATTAAAGTTGAAACTTTGCCAAGTGGAGTTGCTGCAACAATAACAACTTTTACAAGCGGCGCAACTGATCCAGTTTTGACTGGTATTTTATCTAAAATTGATGCTGCAAGATATGATATCATTTTCCCAGTATGCTTTTTGGCAACTGTAAAAACTCATTTAGAAGCTAAGTTTAATACTAGAAATGCTATCTTAGATGGCGTTGGTATAGTTTGCAAAACTGATACTTATGCTAACCATGTAACAGCTTTAGCTCCTGCAACACTAGCTTCAAAAGTAATTACTCCTTA